CCGCCGTCAACCGTCTTGACGCGCAACACGGTATTTTCGTTTGCGTCTTGGCCAAGGCCGGTATTGAACGTGATAAGATCGCCAACGGTGTAGCCGGTGCCGCCAGCGTTAATCGCAACAGCGGTAGGGAATTGCTTGTAGCCGGTCGCAAACAGCGCCGCGCCATCAGCCGCAACGGCGTTAGGGTTGAACAGCATCCCATTAGCAAATTGCGCATGACGCTGTTGGTCGTCGTTGGTGTAAGGCGACTTGGCCAGCAGATAGCCAAACGACAGATTGTAGCCGCGCCGGATGCCTGTTCCCAGCAAGCCGCTAAAGTCTTGCGTTTCGGGAACCATCTGCTCGCCGCCAACGCCATTGGCAAAGCGCCGGCTTTCACCCTGCCACGTTGAGCTTGCGGAACGGTTTTGCGGGTTGGTTTCACGCGCTACGAGGGCGAAAGATTGCGCAGCGACGGGAGCGCCAGGAAGGCCGCTGCCAACCGCAAGCGGGCTAGTCAACACGTCCCAGCGCAACCACGCCGAACCGCCGCCCGTAATGTTGCCGTAACGAGCAATAAGCGTGTCTGCAATGTCGTTGTTGGCCGCGCTGAAATTGCCGCCCGTGCGGTCAAGGAAAGCAAAGCGCACGGAGTATTGACCGTTAGCCGCCGTGCTAGTCGAAACAAAGTTCTCACCAGCCCTTACGCCGCCCGCGCCGCCTGTTGACGTAATGCTAACCTGTTCACCTTGGCGCGTATCCAAGCGCACCTGCACAGTCTTGCCGGTTGCCTCGCCCACGGTAGATGCGCCAGTCGTTTGGGCCAGCACGTTGACGCCTACGAAATTGTCATCCGAACATGCCGCATTGAACTGGCCAAGCGTGCCGGTAAGAATGTTGTTCGTCATGTTGAACGTTTTGTTAAGGAACGTTCCCACCCCATCAAGCGTCATCAGATTGGCTTGAATGTCCGACTTTACGTCGCTGTAAGGCACACGGCGGCTATCGCCATCAGACGGCGACCAAACAACAAGCTGATTGCTGCCAGCCAGCGGCGCAGATGCAAGCGGCAGTTGGTTAATCGTTGTCATGCGTTCGGAACCCTCAAAGCGCGAAACCCTGTGCCGCCGCTGTCATTTGCCCCCAGCGACACAACATCACCGTTCAACGTCACAGTGCCAGTCAATGCGGGGCTGGCCAGAAAGTCAGCCTTGACCGCGCCTGCACCAATGCGCCGGCTGTCACCCGTATTCGATGCCCACAGCACAAGCTGATCGCCGGATGCAAGCGTTGTCAACAGCGGCAGTTGATTGATTGTCGTCATGTGGTTTCAATCCCAAACGTGCTGTCCGTATTCGGGTCGATATATTCAACAGGCGGGCGCACAAACGGGTTGCCGTAGCGCCACGGCTTGTTGCCAGCGCCAAGCGGCGTGTTCTGGCCCAGTTGCATGGGGATAGGTTCTGCAAAGCGTGCCATGACGGTATTCAGTGCCATCTTTGCGCCCTGCTTCGTGTCAGGCATGACTTGCTTGCCGAACGATGGTGCAATCTTGATGGCCAAGTTCATGATAACCGCTTCGTTGGCAATGTCCGGCAGGCCCACGTCAACGTCAAGCTGCGTGCCGTCAATGCTCGCTGCGGTGTTCATCCCCAACCGCAGGCCACGTGCGTTCCATTCCAGCAACATGCTATCAAGACGGCGTGCGGCGGTCTGATATTGCTCGGCAGAAATGTCAAAATCATAGTCCGCAATGCCAATCTCGGTCATCGCGGCGTTAATGAACTGGCGGCGGGTGTAGCCCACTTATTTGGCCTTCTTCTTGGCTTTGGCAGCCGATGAAAGCGCAATGGCAACTGCCTGCTTTTGCGGCTTGCCGGCCTTCATTTCCTTTCGGATATTGGCCGATATGGTTTTCTTACCATAACCCTGCTTAAGCGGCATCTTGCCCTCCAGAGGTTAGGGGCGGCGCACTTCCAACGCCGCCCCCGCCGAATTACGATACGCGATAGGTAACGAACGTTTCCGCAGCGGTCTTGCGGGTGACGTAGCTTGCGCTCGTCGCAGTCGCCACAACGGTTGCACCGATGATGGTGTGACCGGAAGCAGCCGGAGCCAGGGTGAAGGCGTTAGCGCCCACCTTGATGATAGACCACCGGATCACGTCGCCAATGGCAAACGAGCCAGCCGCGTCCATCACAGCACCGGTCGGCAGCGTGCCAGTCACGGTTGCAGCCGCGCTGGTGAGAATGCCGCCAAGGATCATGGCAGCCGTCACGTCGCCGGTCACGTCGAGCGCAGACGGGGCCGGCAGCGAAAGCGGCATGATGTCCACCACAGTCGCGGCAGTGCCAACGCTGTAGTAAAGCGGGCTATCACCGCCGCCGCTGATGTTGATGGTTGCGCCGCTGGTGTAGACGCTGGAGGTGTAGGAGCCGCTGCCGTTGAACAGCGAGACTTCGGCACCATTCAGGTCGACCGGAGCGGTCACAAGCGACACGCTGTAGGGAGCGGCGCTCCAAACGGCGAGGCGCGCATTGGCGGGAACGGTAACGCGAGCCGAACCGCCGAAGGGGAGAAGAATGGACATGGTGTAATCCTTTCGTGCAAGTTGGGGGAAGGCAACGCGCCCTCCCCCATGTTCGGCTTACGGGGTCTGCGAGAACAGCAGGATGCCCGCCATTTCGGTATTCAGCACGTTGGTGCCGTAGAGCGTGTCGAACGTGTAGCGGGTCTTAAACGTCGCGGTATCGAACCACTTCGTCATCACTAGTTCGATGCCCTGATCGGTCGTCGCGCGCATCACGGCAGCACCGGTGTTATCCGGCACGGCGTAGCGGCCCGCAATCAGTTCGATGGCCGGCTTGTGCCAAAACACGTTTGCACCAGCGGTATCGTAGTTCATCATGGTGATAGACGCATTGCTGGCGGTCGCCGTGGCAACGCAGTTCTGATACTGCAATTCCGCATCCGAACCACCCTGAGCCGTGATAAGCGGCGGGGTGATAACCAGCGTGTTGGCAGCGCCCACGGCAACCACGCGAACAGTCATCGGCTGGCCGGTGTCCTGCTTGGTGATGGCATGCACGCTGTTGATGTTGGCGATCTGGAACGCGTCGCCGGCAGCAAAGTTGGCATTGCTGGAGACCGTGATGGTCTGAAAGCGGTTGTCAACGTTGTTGGTTTCGCCGGTCACAGCGGTCGAGGTGGCGCGCGGCACGTAGTAGTTGAGCGCCGAAGCACGGGTATCAATCGTGCGGGCGGTGGCCACTGCGGTGCCGGTCAGGCGGAAGCCCACGTCCGACTTATACGCATCGAAGCCGGCAACCATGCCAATGCTGGCGCGGTCGTAGGCGGTCTGCGTCTTGCCGGTCTGAAGGTTCTGGCGGTTGGCCAGGTTGCCTGCCATGCCGTTATAATCGCGGCTGGTAAACACGATCTTGCGATCTTCCATCGGAACGCCGCGCTCGTTCATCGTCGCATCGCACAGCGCCACGTCATCAAACGTGCCGGCTGCGGTCGTGCGGGTGACAACCAGACCGCCATACACAGCGGCAGTCTGATAAAGCGAGGTGTTCACGTCCGAGGCAAGACGCTGGGCAGCCGAAGCGCCAAGGCGATTTTCCTGCAACGCATCGCGCAGTTCCTTCGCATCAAGCGAGAACGTCACGTTCTTGGCAAAGCCAAGGGTGGACGGCACGCTCAACTGCGTCATGTCACGCGAGGTCACAGGCGAACCCACAACGCGGTTCTGCGACGATGCGATGTAGGGCATCGGACGCCAGATCACGTCATTGGTGCGCTCCATGGTAGCATCGCCAGGGCGATACACATTGACGAGCTTGGAAATAACCAGCGCGTCATCAAAGCCAGCGAGCACGTCCTCAAACGCGACCACTTCTTCCTTTGAAAAGCCGTTCGGCATTGTATTGTTCCTTCGTTACGATGCGGCGCGAAGCTGGCGGCGGTAGGCGACGACCTTTGTCATGTCGCCCGTCTTGAGTGCCTCAGCCCGCAACCGCTCAAGGGTTGCATCAGCCCCACCAATTGCGCCCGGTGATGTGCCGGTGATTGCGCCTTCAGGGGCAGGTTTAGCCGTCCGCTTCATCGTCTTGATCTCCGCTTCAATCTTGGCGGCCTTGAACGCGAACTGCGAAAGACTTGCGACGCTGGCCAATTCCTTGGCCTTTGCCGGGTTCTTTCCGAGAGCATATGTCAGGAGTGCCGCGTTATCAGCGCCGTCAACCAGAATGGCCCACTGCGTTTCGTTGAACATCTGCCGAACCACGTGCTCAACATCGTCAACGTCCGCAGCGCCCAACTTGGCTTTGCTTGCCTCGTATGCCTGTAGCTTGGCTTGCCATGCTGCCTCTGCCTGCTCTTGCGCTTTGCGCTGCTGGGCTTCGGCTTCGTCATGGGCGCGCTTTGCATCAAACCACTGGGTAAGCTGGCGCTCGTATGCGTCGGCGTCATAGTCGCAGGCTTCGAGCGTGGGCTTTGCCGGTAAAGCAGTCTGTTGCGGCTGCTCTTTCTCGGCAAGGCGCTGCTCCAATTCCTTGGCGCGCTTTGACAATTCCCGATTTTGCTTACGGAGGTCTCGCACCCATGCAGGCGCGGCGGTGAATTCGTCTTGAGGCGGCGCTTCCTCACCGATGCTAACGACTAGCTCGCCTTCTGCCTCAACCGGCTGTTCACCTTCTGCCTGTTCGTCCCCACCGGCAACAATCTCAGTGGACACTTCGGCTTCGGTTTCCAGCGCCTGTTCGGCTACTGCGGCGGCTTCGTCAACTTCTACTGCCGTTGTCATGAATACCCCATTATCTCACCACTTGCAACGGGGTGGCGGTTCCCGTCATTGGCGCAAGCCAGCACCAATAGCCTGTGCAGCCTTAATGGCCGTATTCGCGCGGTCGTTATCAATCTTGGCCAGCGTGGCGATTGTCTCAGCCTCAGCCTTTTGCGTGTCAGCCATGGCGCGCTGCGTGTCAGCCTGGGCTTTCATTGCCAGCGCTTGCGCCTTCTCTGCCTCTGCCATCAGATACATCGCCTGCGGGTCTTGCTGCGGCGGGTTTTCTTCTGCCGCTTTCTTAGCAGCGGCGCGCTCTTCCTCGTTGGGCTGCAACACGCCAATTTGCACAAGCTGCTTGCGGTAAAACTCGCGCACGTCCGTAAGGCCCTCGCCTTCCATGTTCATCAGGGACAGCGCGGTAAGCACCTTCTGATCGGCGGGGTCAGCGGCAAGCTGCATCATGCTTGTCAGGGCGCGCACGGTCGCATCGCGGCGGCTGCTGCTGCTCGGGCCAACGTCCGTAACAACGTCAAGTTTGGCGCGGCTCAAATCATTAGCCTTCACCATCTTGCCGGTGCGTTCGTCAATCTTGGGCTTGAGCAACTGCACCGTGCTAACGTCGCCTTGCTCGCCCATGGACTTCATGGAGCGGCCTTCCTCAACGTAAACCTCACCGGCCATATCCAGCCAAATCTCGCCAGCGCGGCGCATGGTCTTGGCGAAATTGCTCATGTAGATAAACGCGCCCATATCAATGCGCGTCTGGATCATCTCAACAGCCTTGCCGGAGATGTTGCTTACCATCTTTTCGGCGGCGGGGTTGTTGCCCAGCAATTCCGCCATGTCCGTTTCGGTAAGCTGCAACAGCGCAGCCATGGCAGGCGGGACTTGCGGCGGCTTGGTGTAGGCTTGCGGGCCAACGGCAGCAATCGAGCCGTCCGCATTGGTCAGCGGTTGGGCAAGCAGATACGGATAATTCTCAAGGTTGTCGTTCGCCCAATATGTCTCAAGGCCGGCAACCTGTTCTGGCGCAAGAATGGGTTTTTCAACGGCAGACAGCGCGGCAATCTCTGTCAGCTTGGCGACCTGCATGTTCTTGAGGCGTTGCGCGTCCATGGCTGGCTGCGTCACGCCAATGCAGCGTTCCACGTTGTCGATGAACCAACGCTTGCCATACATCGGCACAATCGGGATGTGCTTGCCAGCGATGTAGCCGCAATCCTCAAGGATGCCGCCGCCGCTCATAATGTATTTATGGACGCGACGGCAGCGCTTTTTCCATTCCTTGGTGATTACCCCGCCAAGCGCCTGCGCCAGACGAATTTCGTCGTATTCGCCGCCTTCTTCCTCACCGGACAAGGCTTCCTCAACGTCCTCTGCCTCAAAGTCCTGCTCTGTGCCGTCCGGCATGGTGTAGCGCACCATTGCCACGCGTTCGTCCTCGACGCGGTAGTATTCGGCAACGTAAACAATCTTGGGAGCGCACCAGTCAAAGCCGGCGCTGGGTGACAGCTTGGGCCAGGTCGTCGGATCAACACCCCACTTGGCGCGGAACGCTTCGTGCGACATGCTGTAAACAACCCAGCACTCCTTGGCATCGCTCTTGTCATACCGCTTGGCGTCCAAGTCCCAATAGACGGACGTGTCAGCGTCATAGATTGGCTCAAACCGGATGCGCTGCTGCTCGTTCTCGTCGTCGTATTCATCCTCAAGGCACGCGCGCAAACGGAACGCGCCAAAGCCGCCAGCGGTCGCTTCGTCAAAGCAGTTGTCAGCGGCTTCCTCGCCGCAGCTATCGGCCCAGTCAGCGCGGAACAGGCCATCGCACGTATCGGCAAGCTCATCAGACGGCGCACCGTCACGCGGCACGAAGTCCACGGTTACACGGTTGTTGCGATACTCGTTGTAAACGCGAATGAGCGCCTGAAGGATTTTGTTGATTTCAGGGCGCGGGCGGTTTTCAAACTGTTCACCCCAACGGCCCTCCCATTGCGCGCCGGGGATCGTGGCAAAACGGCGGGCGTCGCGGCATTGCTCGCGCACTTCCTGCACAGCGCCATACGTGCGATTGTAGGACGCAAGCGCCTGCTCAAAGATTGCGGCTTCGCGTTCGGCCTTGCTAGGTCGCGCCATGTTCCCTCATCGGCCATACTGTCATCACGACGTTTGGCAGCGGCACCTTACATTAACGCTATGCGCGGTGCAAGCTACGCGCGTAAAGCACTCCGCCAGCATAGCTAGGGCAGTTTATGCGGGCGTCATCAACGGCATTGGCAGCGCAATCACGCTGGCCCTGCTCGTGCGCGTCCAAGTCCAAACCCCAAGCGCGCTTGGCGGCTGCGCGCCATTGAGGTTCCTTCATTATGTCTGCGGCTGTCATAGGCCGAGATGTGCAACCATATCAGCGCCAACAGCGCGAGCTACGCGGTCAAGCCTTTTGCCGACGTGGCCGACGCTGTCATAAACGCGGATCGTTTTATCGACCTCATAGCGCACGCCGCGATAAACAATGTCGTTTAAATCGGCTGCAATCGACATAATTTCACGCTTCAATTCATCGTCCATATGCTTTCTCCCTGCACGCCTTATGCCGCATTAAAGCCCGTTCTGCAACTATCGCCGCCACGCATTTTGCACGGGCAGCGGCGTCACATTCATTGGCCGGCGTTCTGGCGCACGGCGCACGGCTTCCACGGCATAGCGCAGCGCGTCAATCACGTGGTTGTCTTCATCTTGCAGGATGGGCAGCACCTGGCCGGTGAGGTCGTCAACCTTGAAGCTATAGCTGCTCAATTCGTCAATCGTATGGGTGCAGCGCGGATGAACCACGATGTCGTATGACTTCAGCCATTCGATGCCTTCTTTCAGGCTGCCCTTGCCTTTCACGGCTGGCATGATCTTGGGGAAGCCATGATTGCGTAAATGACTGATGGTCTCAGGCCGCGCGCTGTCTGCCACGATTGGCCAGCTTTCCGCTTCAGGCACAGTCAGGAACAGGCTTGGCGTGTTGATAATTTCGCAGCCCACCATGTAGGCTTCCCAGTCCACGTAGATTGTGCGCCCGATGATGTGACAGCGAACCAATACCGTTGGGTCAATTGCAAAGCCGAAGTCAGCGCCAAAGCGGTGAACAGCATCGGCAGGCGCTTCAAATTCTTCAATGCGCCAGTTCTTGAACACCCGCGCTTCGCTGTTAGCAACGTAACCGCCAAGCCAGATGTGCTTGTATTTGTCAGGGTCGCGGCGCTGGTCGTATTCAAGCTCGGCTTGCAGCACAGCAGGAAACCACGGGTTATCGCGGTAATTGACCTCGCGCACCACGGCATCAGGCGGCGGCTGCTCACCACGTAACAGCACGTCAACGGGATCAGTCGGTTCATGCGGGTTCCACGTAAACCACAGCTCACTATCGGGCTTGCGGATTGTCGGGCGCAGCAGGTCAAGCGAACGCTGCGATAGGCTTTGCGCTTCTTCCACCCATGCGCAATCCATGCCTTCAAGCGACTTGATGCTGTCGGCAGTGTGGTTCTGCATGCCCTGAAACAGGATTAACCCATCACCGCGACGGCTCTTGATAACGCTTTCCTGCACCTCGAAATAATCGGCAACGCCAAGCGCCTCGATCTTCATTTCCAGCAACCGCTTGACCGATTGCGCCAACGTCTTTTGCACTTCACGAACGCAGACAGTGCGGCGGCGTTGATCCATCACATGCGCTTCGATGACCATTTCAGCAAAGCCGTGCGACTTGCCTGAACCACGTCCGCCAAACGCGCCTTTGTAGCGTGCTGGCGCGAGAAACGGCACCATCCAGCGGGGGGTGTCAATCCTTAGCGTTGTCACCAATCACCACGCGTTCGATGCGCTGCACAGCCACAGCAAGCGGGCTTTCAGCGTCGCCCTTAATCGTGGTGCTGTCGCCGTAGCGTTTGGGGTCCCACTTGGCCAACAGCTTCAGGCGCGTCTCAACGCGCAACTTGCTGCGGCTAATCCATTCGCTGTTTGCGCCTTCGCTGCCGTCCTGCCGCTTTATCGTGTCGTGCGACGTTTCATCAGCAATGGCCAGCGCCTCAAGAGCGATTGCGTCAAAGCCAATCTCACGCGCGCGCGCGATGCGTGAAGAAAACTCCGCGTCCGCATCCATCCAATTATAAACCGCCCTTGCTGTCGGCATCCAATCATCACGGCAAATTTGCAGCAGCGGTTCGCCTTTGGTTAGGCGCTGTTCAATCTCGTCGCACAGTTCCGGCGTTTTGAGTGATGGCCTTCCCATTATGCCAATGCCTTTTGCAATTCGCCCCAGAATGATACGCTAGGCGACACAAACGCGCGCACGTTCTTTGCTGTCACGGTCTGGCGCTGGCGATACCACATGCCGGTTTCCTCTGCCGCGCTGCCGCCTTCCCACGTATCGACCTCATACGTAATCCAGCGCGTGCCGTCATCATGCTTGCCCTTGGCGATAACGGCAAAAGGACGGCGCGTTGGCGATGGGTTTTTGCCCCATGTCATGCGTCACCGTCTCCCATGCCTTCTGCCCACAGAGCAAATGCGTCTAGCTTGTCGTCGTTTACCGCGTCGCCGAACACACCCTGCGCAAATGCTTCTTCAAGCGTTGTAAAGCCTTCTGTGGAGCGCGGCTGGCGCTCGTTGCGTGTCAGCATGGTTTTGCGGTCAAGGCTGCCTTGCTGAAAACCGTAGTCGTAGTGTTCATACGAAATGTCATAGCGGTCTTGCATCCCAGCGCCAGCCAGCCCATCGCAATATCCGTCCTGAAAATCCATGTTCATGCTCACTCTCCCTGCTTGCAGATTACCGCGTCACTGCGGTTTATGCAATGACTTGGGCGCCAGCCGGTAAGCAGCGCTTCTATGGCAACGCTGGCGGGGCCGCTAATCGGATAGGTTCCCTTTTCCCAATGACGGATGCTGCGCTTGCCGTCGCCTGCTAGGCGTAGGGTTGCGGCAAGTTCGGCTTGGGTCATGCCCAGCTTGTGGCGGGCGGCTTTGACGGCGGCGGGGGTCATTGCCCAATTGCCTCAATCAGTTTGGACGCCAAGGCGGAGTAAGCGCGGGCGGTGCCGGGCGGCATGTAGTCCACGTCAAGCGCGTTGTGGATAGCATCGTCGCGCAACTCCTGCGCTTGCTCAAGGGTCAAGGTGTAAGTGCCTGCTTTGCCAATAAACTCATACATGTCGCGGGTCATGTATTCGTCGGCAATCGTGGCGCTGATGCGGACTTTAACCATTGTTTTTCCCTTGCGGTGGGGCGCTGCCCCGTGTTGATAGGTAGTGTTTACCCCTCCGCATGCCAGCCGTCAACAAGAAAATGCAGCCGCCGCAAATTATTTTCACACTGGCCACAGCCCGGACTTATGCCCCAGCCGATTGCGGAACATGCCATCACTTGTGCAAACGTGCGTCGGCACAATCGCGCCGTCATCCTCAACCTGCACCCGGCCAGCGTTGTAGCGGCCAACCGGAAACACGCGATACGTTGCGCCTTCGCGCATAAGCTGGCGGTTGCGCTCCTTGCACCGCTCCACATTCTCGCCGGGGTCGCCTATCGCCACATCACCCGGATTGATGAACTCGCCGTCGCTGTTAACCGTCTGGCGGTCGTTCGGATTGACGCGCTGGCGTTCCTCCACAATCGCCGTAGCTGCCGTCAAAATCTCGCTGGCGTAGGGCAGGCCCTTGGCCGTCTGTGCTACCCGATCACAAGCCGCACGCAGCAGCGGAACGGCAAGATGGGCGGTGTCGCTGGCCAGGAAGTCAAGCCGTGCCTGATACTGCCGAGCGTCAACGTCCCGAGCCGCTGGGAAGCGCAACGACAGTTCCGCGATGCAAGCCATGTGGCCCCTCGTCGGCTTCAGCGGCTCGTCCGAGGTTGCGCTCAATCCAGTCGAGTGAGGCACTTGGCCGATATTGGCCACCGCCCGTCCCGTTATGTCGCTCCATGTGTCCATTGCCATTGCGTGTCTCCATTGGTTCGTCGTCGTAGCGGCCCTGATTAAGCCATGTTGTGGGGTGCGGAATGAACTGCGCATCTGGCGGCCATTGGTAGCGACCCAAGCCCTGCATGATGCGCTCCAGCGTTGCGCCGCGCTTCTTGGCAGCCGCAAACGCTTTAGCCGCCGCCTGCTTGCCTACCCGCTTAGGGTATGCCTGCCAAAACGCATCAAAATCATCAGCCGGCTTTGCACACACAACAGAGATAGCGTTAGCTATCTCCTTCTTCTCTGTCTCTGTCTCTGTCTCTGGTGCGTTCCGATGCGTTCCACTGCGTTCCGGCGCGTTCTGCTTGCGCTCTTTCCATGCAGCCTTACGCTGTGCAGCCGTGCTATCTTCCCGTTTTGGTTGACGTTTTTCCCAGCCGGTCAATTTGCCGTCTTGATCAACGACGCGGCCCTGCATCGCATCAAAAATGGCTTGCACGTCGCATTCGTCAACATCAAGCGCGGTCGCAATGTCCTCAGCGCACAGCCCTGAAAGCGTTCCGCGTTCCGCTGCGTTCCCGCTGGCGTTGCACATCATAAATGTGAAAACGGCAATCACGTTGCCGATGCTTTGACCGCTTTTGCGCGCAATCGTGCGCCACTTTGGGTCTGTCGGCATGTCGTGCCAAAGGCGAACCCAGTCCGTCATTCCGCCGCGCTCCGAAGCGCGTGAATGACGGTCGTGTGGTCACGGTTAAATAGCCGGCCAATCTCTGCAAGGCTATCTTTCGGAAACTGCGCACGAATGGCTTTCATGGCCTGCCAGCGAGCGTGGACATATTCCTTGCGCCGGCATGGGCCAGTCAGATCGGCAACGGTCATGCCGTGCTCAAACGCCACGCGGGCGATAATCTCTAACCGGCGCTGGCGGCCAC